CAGCGGAACGTAACGGAGGTCCCATCCTATTCTTTACTACTTGACAACGTACTTTGATACCTACGATTCTCTCATTACCATTCTCCTTAGCCTTAATCGTTCCCATACTCTTTAATCTTAAACGAACCGATGCGTGGAAAGCGATTGCTTTACCACCAGAAGTTGTCCAAGGGTCAGAGAATGGCATTGCGTTCATCTTCTGTCTTAATTGATTTGTGAAAACCAATGTGATTTTCTGTCTACCAATTAAGTTAGTGATTTTACGCATTGCTTTTGAGATTATGATTGCCTTATCGGTAGCGTAACCATCTTTACCATAATCAGCTTCCATTTCTTTTTCAGTAGATGCGGCGGCAACGGAATCCACCACAATCGTTACATACTTATCTTTGGATTGCGTTCTTACTTTTTCAATGATTGTTTCGGTGTACTCAAAACATTGCTCAACAGTCTCAGCTGCTACATACAACATTTTAGATACATCAACTCCGATAGCTTCCAAGAACTCTCTACTTACGGCATTTTCAGTATCAATCAAAACAGCTATACCACCTAACTTTTGTGTTTCGGCAAGTAAGTGTGCTGATAATAATGATTTACCGCTTTGTTCAAGTCCTGTCACTTCGGTAATTCTACCAACAGGCAAACCACCATAAGGTCTATTGGAAATAGCAACGTCCAACAACGATGCTCCGGTTGAAATCCAACCATCTACATTTGTGGGTGCTTCATCAGAATCCAAAAAGAATGCTACTCTTTGGTCTTTTGATTGTTTGTTTAGTGATTCGGCGAGCACTGCTGCCAAATCAACTTCTTTAGTTGCTTTTGCCATATTCTTTATAACTTATTTTATGAATTGAAAAGGTCATCAAATGCCGCTGCTACATCATCTAATTTCTTAGCTGGTGCTGGTTTTGATGGAGTTGTATCAAATGGTGCTTCTTCCTCATCTTTAGCGGTTGAAGAAAGAGTTTCAGCTGATGCTGATTTCTCATCTTCAGATGCGCCACCTGATGGGTTCAACCAACCTTCTAATACATTCTTCAATTCTGCATAAGTTAATTCAGAATAAAGTTCGGTGATTTCCTTTTGTTCGTTAAGGAATTTGTCATTCTCAGCTTTAGTTGCTGCTAATGGTGTTTCTTTTGGTTTAACACGAATTGTTGTTACAGGGTAAGAAGTACCACTGTCTTCTGCGGATACAACTTCAACAGTAATATCTCTACCACTTTCTGGATCGGTAATATCGCCATAATCAGCGTCAGCCATATAACCAAGAATCTCTTGATATACGGTCTTACCAAAGCCCCAAAAACGAACACCTTCACCTTCTTCACCTCTTACCAATACTGGTACGAAAGTACGAAGTTTCGGCTCCATTTTCTTAGCAGCTTTCCAATCTTCCTTATCACCCATTCTTTTAAGTTTATCAGCAAACTCAACTATTGGGTCAGGTCTGCCAAAACTCATTGGAGATAAGTAAGTTTTGTTGTTGATGTTGTAGTGAAAATAAAGTTCAATAAAAGGATTCTCTTTATTGAATTTGTACGGCACCAATCTGATTGTGTGTTTGCCTGGTGCTGGCTTCCAAAGTTCTACAGTTGTTCTTTGGGTGTTCTGCAGTTTGTTAAGTCTGCTCTTAATTGCGTCTAAATTAATTGCCATGTCTTTTAAGTTTTAAGCGTTTAAGTTTTATGGTTTTATTTAAGTGTCTTTCCTACACTTCCGTTACACATATAAATATAAAGGAGATACAAATATACAACAAGTTTTTGATATTACCAAATCTTTTTTTGATGTATTTTTGATTGATTTTGATGTAACAAATATAGGTAAAATTTGTGACAATTCCAAATAAAAAAGGGAGAATTTTTAGTTTCTCCCTTTTGTTTTATTTTTTAATCATTGATGTAAGTTTGGTTGAACTTTCTTCAATATCATCATCTCTATGATTCCATACTTTATTTTTGTCATCATATCGGTAACCTAAACCGATTGCTGCATCTGCAAATCCTTCTTCATCAAAATCATCGCTACCAAATTCTCCGAAATCATATCCCATATCATACAATGCATCGTATAATTCCTCATCACTTTGTCCATCTATTGATGCATCCGAGTCAGCTTGAGGAGCTTCACCGCCTCTATCTTTTGCATAATCTCCACCAAACATATCATTTGGTTTAGTATCTACGTTAGGCTCATCACCTTTTTTAGCTTTAGGGTCTTCATGAGAACCAGCTTTTAATGCTGCATCTTTAGCCTGTTGTGTTTTGAAATAAACAAGTTTGCCAGTTTTTTTACTTCTAGCTACCAATTTAGGGTCTATGTTAGCCTCTATTAGTTCTTTTAATCTGATATTTGCCATCTATGTTCTATTATATTTTATAAATATACGAAATTTTATTTAAACTTCCAAATTATGCTAATAAGTGATAGTATTCCTTAAAGTGTTTTATTCGGTCTGCCAATCCAATAGTTCCACCATTTACTCTTTTTGTGATTGATGTTACTACGGCATCGGTTGCACCACCATCAGCCATTATGTGTAATTTATTCTTATTAAAGAACCATGCTGCTGAAAGTAAAGCGTATTTAGATGCTACTACATCAGGATTAGATGGAATATCTTCACCGATTGCTTTACCAAATGCTGTATAGTTATCCTTTCCTGTCAATTGAATATATCCTCTTCCGCGAAACTTATATCCTTCACCACTTCCCTCATCACCATTACCCATACGAGATGCATATACTTTGTTTGCAATCTTTTGTGGGTTTCTTTGATATGCGTTTGCAATAGCTTCAGTTGGGAAATACTTTTTGAATATACCCATTAAACCTTTTGCTGAATAGTTTAAGTTTTCTTGCGTTGCTTTGAATCCACCACTCTCATGTCCGCATTGTGCCAAAAAGTGTGCCAATCTCAATGGAGTGTTGATTTGGAATTTAGCTGCAGTATCAGGAATCATTGCAATTACCGCATCAGGAATATGTCCTTTAAGTTTATCTAACTTCAATCCACCAACAGGTGTTATTGGAGCCGGTGGCGGTGGCGGTGGAGTATTCTCACCCATAATCATCGCCCAAGTTTTATCACCAACAATACCATCAGCAGGAAGTCCGTGCTTAGCTTGAAATTCTTTTACTGCTTGTTCAGTTTTAGGTCCAAAATTAGTAACTGCTGGGGAAATACCTAATTTCTCCTGCATTAATTTTACATTTTCGTTATTATCACCTTTTTTTAATAACATCGTGAAATTATTTAGTTTCGTTAGATATAACTTCTTTACCATCACCAAAATCAATTACTTCAAAAACTCTTGTTTGAATTTTTTTAGTTCCTTCAGCGTTGGTTAATATGATTGAATTTTTGAATTTCTGCCAATTAATTACAAATGAATTATCTAGCACCCCACCATTTTCCTCTTTTACCAATTCGTTTAGGGCGTTAATTGTATATAATGTATTTGATTCTTTCTTTCTATGAATTAGAATAGTATTTTCCAACGGAGTATCCGGTTGGAATGCTGTATCTATATTGTACGTGATAAACAATTCATCTAAATTCGCCTTATTTTGGAGAATATAAATGTAATTATAAACGATGTGGTAAGTTTCTCTTATTAGTTGTAATGTATTTTGTAACTCACCTTTCGTTGTAAACGTACATAATAACTGTGTTTTCATCCTCGTTTTCCCTTTTTCTTTTTAATCAACTATAAATATCAAAAAAGGGTTCAAAGGGTATTTTTACAATTATCTCTTTATAGGTTCAATGTGAGATGAATTTGCATTGTTCAAAGAAAGGTACTTACATTCTTTACCGGTTGCCGCAATACCAGGATCATAAGACCATCCCATACCACTCAATGTAGTTACACCATCAATTGTTTCATGTCTTGGGTCACCCTTTTTAGGATATACGGTTCTCAAATTACCAAACAATTGATAATCCATATCATTGTTATTCAATGTTTCAGCGATTGCACCCATTTTACACCACATTCCACACTGTTTTTTATAATTTTCGTAATTTGCTTTTTGTTCTTTATCCGTCTTACCAAAGCACTGCTTAAAGTTTTTAAATGGAACTTTCTTTTCCACTTTTGCAGCCATTCTTGCAGCCTGTTCTTCACCTTCCATTTGAATTTCAGTTATTTGTTCTTCGGTAAGAATACCAGCTTTTTTAGCTCTTTCTAATACCGAATTTAACTCAGCTTCTTTAGCATCAATTTCTTCTTTACTCTTAACTCTGTTCTCTTCGCCAGGTGTAAATGACCATTTGTATGTATCAAATAATGTTAATATTTCTTTTTGTGTATCAAAGTTTTTATGTTTTCTATATCTAGTCATAAGTACTTTATCATACCCCGCACTAGCACCACCTTTTTCGTATTTTACCGATAATCCACCTTCAATCAAAGATGTTGAAATAATATTTTGGAAATTATTTGCAATTGCTTCAGCAGGAGATTCACCTTTCTTCATTCTTATTTCTTGAGAAGGTTTATAAGTTACAATGTCAGTAACTTTCCAATTTGATGCAGATGGCATGAATCCCGCATACCCTTGTCCCAATTTAACCATAAAGTCAAATATCTCTTGCATATCAGGAACACCTGCTCTAAATTCCGGATTGGCGTTCATCAACTTTGCAATTGCATCTATTTCTTCTTGCATTCTTTCAGGTGAGATACCATTATACGGATTTGAAATGTTTTTTATAAGATTAAGTACATTTTTTGCATCAGGTGGAATTTTACCTTTAAAGAATTTGCCAAAATCTGCATTTAATTTATTAAACATCATTTTTTTAATACTTTCAATGGTATTTTTTCTACCATCGGATGTATCAGTATCATATCCAAAATCAATAGTTTCAATATCTTCTTGAGAAGCAATAAATTCTACATATTCATTGTGCCTTTTTATTGCAATCAAAGTTTTACGAACTTCTTCTTCAGGATTAGTAATACCTCTTTTTTTAAATTGGTCTAACAATTCTTTTTCATCTGGCTCTGGGTATCTTTTAAATACAGTATTACCAATTTTACAACTTTGTGTTTTACCATCTTTATCTTTTTCTATACCTTCTACTTTAATCGGTTTTCTATCACGAGTTAAATTACTTGCAACCATTGATTTTTTTCTAACAGCATGTCCTGCATCAAATATTTCATTTCTTTCCAAATATTCATTAAAAGAATCTCTATCTTCAATACCTTTACCCAATTCTACTTTAATGTGTGTTTTGAATTCACCTTTAGCCGGTGCAAAATATATTTTTGGGTCAGATGTAGCTGGGAATGTTACCCAATCACTTGCAAATCTTCTTTCTGCTTTTGTTAATTCCTCTCCTCTTAACGCTTTACCAACAATACCAAATAAAACCTTTTTTTCATCTTTGTTCATTGGTAGTTTACTAATAACAGTATTTACATCCTTTAGTTTATCCTGCACTTTTTTCTTTGAAAAGAAAGCATCATCTTCTTCCATTTTGTTAGAAATTTTACCAGATGGTGCTGCTTTTGGTTTTGGTGTAGGAACAGACGTTGGTTTGGTTTTTTTATCTTTAGCCAATGCAGCCTTTTCTCTGCTTGCTCTTGCTTGTAAATCTTTGTCTTGAGCAACTGTCTTTATTGGTGCAGGTTTTTTACCTTTTACCGGTGGGGTTGTTGTTTGATTTTTTGCAGCTTTTTCTTTAGATGTTAATGCTCTAAAAGTTCCACGATCTGATTTGTGGGTTATCTCACCATCAGGTTGTTTTGAATAATACCCACCACCTCTATGGTAATAGCCAGGATGTTCTTTAGATGGACTAGCTTTTATATTAGGTTTAGCTTCTCTAATAAATTCTGCAATAATTCCCTCTATAAGAGAATCAATCATTGGAAAAAGTTCTTCTTTCATTTCAGTTTTTTCTTTTTTATTTCTTTGTCTCCACATATCAACGTGAGAGTTGCCAACCGGTGCAATTACTTTGTATCCTTCAGCTTCAGCTTCTTTAATTTTTCTATCTAATTCCTTTTGGCGGAATCCATTATATGTTTGTTGTGCTTTACTTATTTCCGTTTCACCATATCCATCATCATCTCTATAATTAAGTTGATATAAATCTTCTTTTTGCCCATCAGTTAAATTATTCCAATCCACATCACCATCAAATTCCGAACTTCCACCTTTTTTAGCTTGGTCTATTAACCATGCTTTACCCTCATCATCTAAATAATCATCAGGCTTCATATTTTCATCCGGCCCATCCTGTCCATACATATTAGCCCATATAGCAGCTTTAGCTTTAGATTTACTTCCGCCTAACGTTTTACCAACTTCATCAAATATAGGAGAAGTATCATCCAATACATTTGCGTTTTCATCCCAACTACTTTCGTTTGAGTTAGTAAAATGATTTTTTACTGCATCTCTAATTTCAGCTTGCTCTCCTGATAATTCTAAATTACCTTCAGAATCTTTACTCATTCCACCTTCACCAACAAACATTACTTTTGTATCTTTTGGAAGTGATGTGATTTGATTAATTGTTTCTTTTGTACTTTCATTATCAGCACCATGTTCAACACCAATAATCATAGAACCATTATCGGTTGTTTCAATATCCAAAGATTCACCCTTTGCTGTTTTTCTATCTTTAAGGGAGTTTACAACGTCTTCAGATTCTTTTTGTGTTAATTGTTTTGGTTCTTCTGCAGGTACATCTTCTTTGTTAGCATCTGCTTTCTTAGCAGCAATACCCATATCTTCTGCAAACTTATTACACATAGGAATTGCATCTTTAATATCCTGGTCAATCACTTGCACCTTCATAGGTATTTGAGAATCAGGATGTGATGCGTTATATGCTGCAATTGCTGCCCATCTATGATGTCCATCAATTACAAATCCATCTCTACTAACATAAATTGGTGCAGTAATTTTTGGATGTTGTGGGTCTTGCTCTAATGCACCCATCATACCCAACACCTTTGCACCAACTAATTCATTTTGTGTTGCTTTTAATTTATCAGCAGGTACTTCGGTTTGTGATACTGTAATTCCTTTCTCTTTCAGCATTTCTCTAAATACTGGTTCGGTATCTACTTCGCCATCTTTATCCACCGGCATATTTTCTGCTCTTGTTCCTGGCAACGCTTTACCTTTGAATTGTGGCATTTCTTCTCTTGGAATACCTAAATTATCATCACAATATAAGTTTGTACCAGGTACTGTTATTTGACACAAATTAATATTAGGTGCTTTTTCGCCTTTAGCTTTTGCATCATCAACAATTTGTTTTACCTTACTAATATCGGTATTGAATTTTTCTAAATCTTTTTTATCTATTCCATCGGGTATATCAGATTCACCACCAAATGTATCAGGATCCGCTTCAGGTATTTCAGATTGTACATCTGCCGCTGGAATTGGATTAAATCCATCTTCTGCTTTAGGTTCTTCTTTTGGTTTTTCTTCTTCACCACTTCCTGCTAATTGAGCAAGTGTTTCTCTTTCTTTATCCAAACGAGCTCCCATAGCAGGGTCCTGTTTAGGGTCAAACATTGGTGCTGCTTTTTGAATCGGGTCCTCTTTAGGTGCAGATTCTTCACCACCATCACCTTTATCACCTTTTGGTTCCTGTGCTCCTTGTGGTTGTCCTTCTCCACCTAAATCCTTATTGATTGTATCTCTTTCTTCTGAACCTTCTGGTGGTAACATTCTTTCTGCTGCTTTACGGCCAGGATGTTCTTTTGGTAATCTTAAAAGGTTTCCAACCAATCCTTCCACATCTTCACCTTTTGCGTTTTTATATTTTACACTTTTATTTAGTACAGGATTTTTAAAATTCTTATCCGCTTCTACTACATGCTTCTCAGGAGTTTTTCCTTTTTCAGTAAGAAGGTTTTCTACTAAATCATTCTTAATATGAGATAATCCCATTTCAGAAAGTACAATACCCAACTCTTTTATGTGGGTTGGGTTTTTTGCATCAGGCATACCATCGTTTACTCTATACGCCCATTCAGAAATAATTTTATCAATTAATTGTAATAAATTCATGTTCATTAAAATTTGTGGTCTTCCGCTTCACATATCATTTCTAATTCTTCCCAATGAAATTTTGGTCTTTCATTAAGAAATACAAAACATTTCCATTTCTTTTGTTTTTCAAAGTAAATGTGTTTTTGTAAATGTGAAGGAATTGCTGCACCAGTTGGTACTCTTTTAACAGGAGTATCAAAGAAAACTTTTATTAAAACAGTAATTGGTTCTACATCATCCCATTTACGGATTTGTTCTTCCAACATTCTCCACTCACCTCTATTAAGATATT